ATCTTCGCGTGACTCGGAGTACGCCGCTACCGCCATCGTCATGCGATGACGAGCCGTCGCTAATACATTGGCGCTGTCCTTATCGGACCGCGAGCCCCCATTAGCTACCGCTTCTACGGCGTTGTAGTCAGCCATATTATTTCTTTTTTGCGGTCTTGGCCGACTGCTTGAACGCCTTGGCGGTCGGCGCCCCTTCAGCCCCAGGCTTACGCATCTTTTCGCCGCTGCCGGCTTTGATGCGGTCACGTTTGGCGTTGATGTTCGCGTAGAGTCCAGCTTTGCTCATGGGCATTTCCACCTTTTAAGAGACGCTTTGGCGCGTTCGCCATCTTTGGCCTTGGCCGCTACCGCACCCATCCGCGCGCAGAAGGACGCTTTGCGCCCTTTGTCCGCTTCCGTCTTAGGACTCGGCGCTGGCGCCTTCAAGTTGCTGCCGGTTTCGCGGTTGTACTTCTCCCGCCCTTTGGCCGTCAGTCCGGCGCCTTTGCTAGCCGGCAATTTCTCGCCTCGGCCTACGCTAAGCGATACTGACTTACCCATTAGACGTTGTGAATCAACGCAAAGTTAATGACCACCGCTTCCGCCAGCGCACCGGCAGTGGTGTTACGCAGCGTAATGCTAGCCGAACCAGCGTTAAGCGAATCAACCCACAGGTTGTAAGACGCCGCAGTAGCGCCCGCCGCGACGTTCAAAATCAGCACGTCGTTGGTGCTGATGAAGCTGTTGTTGAACGTGAACGACACGTTGGTCGTCGCCCCCAGCGACGCCGCGTTCAGCGTGATGCGCCCCGCCGACTTGTTCAAAGTCACGGCGGTGGACTTGCTGGTCGCCTGCGTCACGGTGCCCTGCGCGTCGGTGGTGTAGCCCAGCTCGCGGTCGGACAGGATGCGCTCGGCACCAATGATGTTCTGGTCCTCATACGCGACGCCGATTGGTTTGGTATTTACGCTCATTTCCTACGCTCCCATCCAACTTGTGATGACGCCGCCATTGCTTTGCGTGGCGTAACGTCGGGGTTTCTCAACATACTCCCGGTGCGCTACCGGAAAGGCAAACGTCACCGCCAACGCATCCGCAGCGTCTGGCGATGCCAGGCCCCGCGCCTTCATGTCCTTCTTCGACTCCAGCTGGATGACTCCACTGGACGTCGGCTTAATCATCACGCCGGTCAAGTCGGACTTGAACCGCCGGTCGTCGGGGATGCTAGCAGACTTCAACCAGTCTTTCATAGCCCCCCACAGTTCCGCCCGCTTGTTGTAGTACATGATGCCGTTCTTCGCCTTCCAGCCGAAGTTGACGCCCTTCACCACCTTGTACCGCTGCTCATGCAGCCGGTCCATGATGCCGTACCCCAAGCCCCCTTCGTCGATGACCGCCAGCACCGGCTTGAACTCCTCAATGGCGTCTATCACGCGCCCCACTATCGCCATCGTGTCCTCGCCGTTGTAGCGCTTGATGGCCTTAATGTCGCGCCCCTGCCGCACCACGATGACCGTCGAGTCCGCCCCGCCGCGCGCCGGGTCGATGCCTAAGATGACCGGCGCCGTCTCGTCTTTATAGCGTGGCCGCGCCATCGCATCGTCCACCAGCTGCGGCGGAATGAACTGGTCGTCGCCCTCGCTCGGAAACTCACCATAGACTTCTATGCGCGCCTGGGGCGAGTCCGACCCATACTCGGCGATAATCTGCTCGTACACCTGCTTATCGGTGTCCTCGACCGTGCGGGCGTCTACCTGTTTGGTCTGCCAGAAGTCCCGCTTGGCGTTGAAGCACTCGAAGAAGTACCCACTGTTGCGGCGCGGGTTACTGAACGCCATCCAGTAGCGGTCCAAGATGTTCTCGGTGAAGAACCCCGACCCTACCGACCAGATGCCGTCAGGTATGCCTGACGCCTCGTCGAATATCAGCATCATGCCATCGTGGTTGTGTACGCCCGCGTAGGAGTCAGGGTTCTCCTCACTCCACAGCTTCCCTTCTGCGGCCCAGTAGCGCGTGCCCTTTTTGAGGTCGCGTTCCACGATGTCTGTTAGCCACGTCGCCGGCACCAGCTTGGTGGCGCTCACCTCCCACCAGTGGGCGTTGATGAGCATCGCCGCCCATTTAGACAGTTCGCCCCAAGTGACCGACCTTAGCTGCGCCTCGGAGTTAGCGCTTACTACCACGCTAGACCCTATCCGGGTGCTCAGCATCCACAGGATGAGCCAACTGACCAAGGCCGACTTACCTATCCCGCGCCCAGACGCCACCGCAGCCCGCAGCGTGTCCATCGTCGGCTGGCCCCGGTTGCGCTTGATGTGGTCCTTTATCTGTCGGAGCGTGTCGCGTTGCCACTGTCGCGGACCTTTGAAGTGCGCCAACGGCGTGTTGGGCTGCCCCCACGGAAACGCAAACAGCACGAACGCTTCGGGGTCGTCGGCAACCGCCGGCGACCACAGCCGGGTCATCAGCGTCTGCTCTTCGTCGGCGCTATAGATGGGCTTTTGCACTAGCTAATGACCCTCGCTTCGCCGTCGATGACGCGCGCCTGCGCCTGCGCCAGCGCGTCGGTGATAGAGATTTGCTGGGCGACTTCCACTTGGACGTGCGACTTCGCGACCCAGTCGTGCTTATGTTTAAGAATTTCCAGCGCCACCTTGGTATCGCCTGCCAGCGCCGCAGTGTGCAGAACGTCAGAAAGTTGACGCTCGGCGTCGGCTTTGCCTTTGGCTACGGCCAACTCTACCAGCGGGTCCGCTGACGCCAGCCGCCGGTATTCCGCAGGCAACAGCCCAGCGGCCAGCGCCAGCGAGTCACCTTTGAGCCCTTTGTGCGCGGCAGCGTACAGCGCCTCCAGGTTGCGCTCGGTTGCGGTGATGTCGCGAATTGTCAGCGGTAACGCACGAATAGTCATGCTGGGTAGCCTACTGCCGTAACGGGGTCTTTTGCAAGGGGTGTGTTGCTGTAGAACTGCCAGCAGTTCTACAGCAAATTTTTTTTGGTGTCAACTGTTAAGAGATGGCTGTGTGCAAAAAAAAAATTTTGTGTGGCACCTACTGTAACTGTGACCGGCTGGCTAGGGCCCTTGGGGGAGGTGGGTCGCGCACGCTCCGCGCACAGCCGCGCGCCCGTCGCTCGCGCGCTCGCATAGGGCTGTGACGCGCTGTGAAGCGCTGTGGCGCGTGCTACGGGGTAGAGTGCTAGATACCTAGCACTGTGGCGTTGCGTGCCTTGTGGCGCATTGTAGGCGGTGACGGGCAGGCGGGCAGGCGGGCAGGCGGTGACGGGCTGACGGGCAGCCGGTGGCGGTGACGGGCAGGCGGTGGCGGTGACGGGCAGGCGGTGACGGGCAGCCGGGTGGTGACGGGCAGCCGGGCGGTGACGGGCAGGCGGTGGCGGTGAAGGGCAGGCGGGTGACAGCGCGGGGTGCCAGGGTGACGGCGAGCGGTGACGGTCGCCGCTCGATGCTTGGTGCTGCGAGCGCGGGCTGGCAGCGCGAGCGTGTCGTGCCGGGCTGTGTAGGTAAGATCAGCAAGTCTGGAGGGCCTTTTTTTTCGCTCACGCTGTTTACGCCAATGTTAGTGATCACTAACCTATCTAAGATCGAACATCAGTCATTAATAAATATATATCTAACAGACAAAAGACAAAAAACATAAGCAAATCAAAGTAGTACCGCACCGTCGCGTAGTCACTGCCCTAGCGCAACAAACAAGCGAACGAACGCCGCAAACCACGCCGAAACACTCTCCGAAACGCCCGCGCGCCGAACCGCAGCACAACCGCGAAAACCGCCGCGAACGTGTTAGCAAAAATGTAGGCAAGTCTACCAAAAAAGACTACCGACACCCGGCACAATAGTGAGCGTAATCAATAACTTGCAAGCGTAAAACGCGGCTTTTTTTGCCCGTTTTTCAGCCAGCTCTACAAGCGAGCGTAAAAAAAAGCTTGACAGCCGCGCGCGCGGGCATACACTTGCGCTTCGCGCAAGCGAGGGCGCAGTCACGCGCTACCGACAAACAAGCCAAAAACGATAGGAAACATACAGTTATGGATATCCCGAAAGACACCAACATTGAACGAATCATCACCGACGCTACATATATAGCGAAGCGCTCTAACCACGCGCTCGCCTGGCACGCCGTGCAGCAACTGCAGCAGCTGCGCGCGCCGCTACACACGCAAGTTGAGCGCAACGCAGCATTCGATGCGGTTTCTAGGCTCTACGCTACGCGCGGCTTTAGCTTTGGCGATTGCGTGTACGACGGCGTGATCGATGATTTAGACGATTTGATGCTGAAGCTTGAGCGCTACATGGACAACGACACCATCGCCGCTGAAGCGGCATCTTTTGGCCGTGTATCAGTTGATACCGCCATCGACCAACAAAGCGTTTACACGTCGCTGGATGATGCGTTGTGCAGCGGCTGGGAAAACGCGGGCGATACGCTGTTTGAAGTGTTTGGCGCGCTGCATGGCGATGGCCGATACGACAACGCATGGCGTGCGATGGAACGTGCGTTCCGCGCCAAGCTGACTGAGCACGGCGTGACGTGCTCGCTGTTTGTTTAATCAATCCGGAGTGACCGATGAAAGCTAACTTGATATGCGATACAGCGCTGGCGCATTACCTGGCGCATTACAAGCCAATGTTAATTAGCGAACTGGCGCGCGCTTGCGGTACGAACGCGCGCACCGTCCATGCGGCGCTATGGGACCGCCACAGCGACTTTTCGCTGTGCGACGTCGATGTTTGGACCGGCACTACATGGACTGCCCGTTCGCGCGTCGCGCCAGCTGTGGAGCCATCGCGCGAGTATCTCGCGCGATTACTTAATCAAGCGCGCAGCGCCTAACGCGCGATAACCCCACAACGCCGGCGCGCTAGGCGCCGGCACTAACTG